TTTCCAGAAAACTAGGTCTCCTTCACCTGCCTGCCACCTATGAATTCTGTCAACGAAGTGATGGAGACCTCTCTCAAGTTGGGCTCTCGTCATGTTATGGTGAAGTTCACCCCATATGTTCGGAGGAACTCCATATTCATCGGTTGTGTCAAGAACAAGTCCTAGTCTGTTACCTGTTCTACGTGGCTTCCCAGATTTGAGGGGCTTCTCAGGATCCTTCAAGACTTTGGCTGTTTGTCCAAGTTTCTTTTTATCAGCCTTAACCTTTTCAATGTCAGGGGCTACCTTCTGAATATAGGCAGCTCTCTCTTCAACTGTCAATGGTTTCATTAGCTTGGATCTCTACCAGCAAGTTCAAAGTATGCATCCATACCCGGAAGCTCATGTTCTCCACGAAAATTGCCAGTATTGCGCCAATTTAACTGACAAACATCCATTGACTTATCACATCCCGCAGTCAAGATACATTCATCTGTAGCTGCAATGTCAAATGGAAATGGAGTGAAACAAGTCACCAAGTATGGACCTGAACCTTCAAAGAAAACGATGTCACGTGCAATACCTTCATTTTGACCACTGGTAAATTTGACTGATCCTAACTGGAAGAAACCCCCATCAAGGGTTCCGCCTTTGTCAGGAGCAACTTCTCCGAGAATGTTTGTGACTTGGAATGTCTTTCGATTTCCAACAAACAGTACTTCTGCAGTTCGAGTGAGAGCATATTCAGTTCGCCAGATAACTCCGTTGTCATCAACAGTTGCATCGAACGTAGTAGGCCAAGTAGGCTCAACACTGTCGGTAGTCCCATCTGTAGTGGCACGATACTGCCATCCATTAGGAGTTGAAGGTATTCTGAAAACAGGTCCGCTAACAGTTGTATTCGCTGGTATAAAGGAGGAGTCAGCTAAAATAGCTACACTACCCAACCAGGTAGCCGGCAGTAAAGCCATACGGCAACCATTAGCAACTCCTCGACCCATACCTCCAAAAGGTGAACGGCAGTCAGCTGAATATAAAGAACCAATGTTACTTTGTAGAGCCTGCATTAGACTCAACACTTCACTTTGGTATCCAGATCCTGTATAAACTATTTCACCGAAAAATCCTCGCATCATCTTTGTATATGGGATAGTTACATCAGACCAGACATATAAGAAGACTTTTACTTCAGCACCGCGAAACTTGTCAGCCTGGATATCACGTTCCAGAACTTCTGTATTGTCAAAGTAACCGGATATTTCAAAGTTGCCTGCGCTAAGTGTAATCTTGAACTCCATTGCTGAAGCTGACCCACCTGAATAGGTCCTGTATGTTTCCCCTCCAATTATCTTCTTGACATCATGATCTGTAAAGAAGTATTGAACACCGTCACGACGAATAATCTGCCAGCCCGTGGCAAGCTGAGTTGTTTGCCGACGTAGATGAGCATTCATAAGAGTTGCAACGGTACGCATTATACCTCGTCGTCAAAGGGATCTTTAAGCTCAATAACTGGAATACCAACTCCTGAGAAATTGTACGTATCTAATGATAAAGGTAGGTGATCACTATCGAAACGTGCAACCTTATAGAACGTACAAGTAATCTTTACAGTATGACTTGCTATAAATGAGTGTGTTAGAATTCCTTCCAAGAAAGTATAGCTTCCTGTAGGTGTATCGTTGTCATAGACAACAAGGTTATCAACCTTGTAAATAGGATGATAATACGGACGGGGATCTCCTGCATTGGCATACGTTTTGAAAATTTGAATGTCATGAGAACCACCTGGAGCCACCTCAATTAACTGGGGAGTAGGCCCGATTTCATAGTCAATAACATCTTTAATCCAGAAACTGAATGCTTTTGCTCGACGTGCAGAAAAGAAATTGATTATTGTATTAAGTTCCGCTTGACTCTTGAGATTCTTTGAAACATCCCATTTAGCCGCGCCTATCTCCCAAACTTGATTGCGCTTTTCCTTACTGTTCCGTTTTTGTATGACTTCAGTAAGGAAGGAGATACCACCTACACGGCCATAGGCAATGCCGGGTGGAAAGATAATATCGTCGTGTCCTGCTCCCCAAGCCATTAGCCTAACCTCTGTGCAACTCTGAAAGCCGCAGATTGTCCTTGAGCTTCCATCTGTTTTTGACTATATCCAAATGAGCCAACGTTTGGTGTTTGAATGTTCCATACATTAGTGACGTTGACGTCGCGACTCGAGCGGCCGGGAGGCTCAGATATAACACCAAGATTGCCGTCCGACATACGCTTTAACGGAAGCAAACCTTCGCTATTCTTGCCTAGTTCACCGCCCATAATAGGACCACCAGAACTTCCGAACATAGTAGGCCCACCAAGTACCATACCTTTTGCAGCGTATCTGATCCCATTGGACCACGCACCACCCATTTTCAAACCCGAAGCCAACGCAGCATCTATGCCTCCCATTGAAGCGAAGGCATCTCCAGCAGCACTAGCAGCCCCTCCTCCTATACCTAAGAGACTACCCAATCCGGCAAGAGCTCCGAAACCACCTTGGCCTCCGCCAAATAGATTGGCACTAAGAGTAGGAAGTGCACTTGTACCTGTCGCACCTGTCAACTGGTTCAGCAAAGGATTGACCAACATGAGTTTTAGAATGAGCTTGGTAATGTCATTGAATAAGTCGGTAAGTATGTCCATGAAATTTGAACCGCCGTCAATAAGCTTGTCAAAAGCATTCTCACCGATCTGCCCTAAACCACGTAGGAGCTCTCTAGTACCATCAAGTCTGTTGTTGGCATCTGATACCTTATGAAGAGCAGTACCAAGTTCTCCTGCCTTTCCAGTTGCAAATTCCAAAGAATAACCCATTCCCACTAACATGTCTGTGACAGCTTGTATCTCGTCTTCAATTTGGAAACCAGCCCGTAATCTGCCAACAGCATCTGCACCCTGTGGGATAGTTGCCAACTCAAGATTAAGTCTTGTGATCTGAAGGTTTACATTTGCCAACGCTTCACTTGATGCAAGGTAATCTCTAGCCTTTAATGCATCGGCCATACGTCTGGCAGCTTCAGCACCGGCATCCTGACTATTTGTAGCACGGATAACAGCTTCAGTATGTGAACGAATCGCATCTTGGTTAGAAAATTCTCTATTCAGAGCCTGTAGAGCTCCTGAACTGAGTACACCCGCCGTAGCGGCTTTTTGCATAACATTGACTTCAGCCTCAAGTCTACTGATATCTCTTTCTGCACTAATGGCAATAAGTGCTCTTTGTGCAGCAAGTTGTTCCCGTAAAGCATTTTCAAGTTCCATTACGGCAGAAGCTGCTTGAACTTCGGTTGCTGTCCAGGCAAGCATTTCTAAACGTAGTGTACGGGTAGCATTGGTAATAGCTTGTTCTTGTTCTAGGGTAGTAGCAAATGCTTCACCAAGTTCACCGTTTTCAGACATAACTTTTGCCACAGCAGTAATTTGACCAGCTTCTCTACCGATCTCCCTGAATTTCTGAGCTATTTCGCCAGCTACAACTGACGCTCTACTGCCTTCAAGGTCTTTGAGGGCTTTGGCAATTCTTTCTGGACCAACACCTGCATCTTTTAAGGCATCTCCAGCTTGCTGCTGTTCTTTGAGATCCTCAAGAATGCCTCGCATCCTTATTCCAGCTTCTTCACTCTTTCGCATAGCAGCACCAAGACGATTATTGGCACTGATCTCTCGTTCAATTTTCTCGATTGCCTCTCGGGCTCTGTCCGTTGTTGTGTCTGCAATGGCATTTTCAACTGATTGAATCTCTTTCAATTCAGCCAATAGTAGTGGGTACTTCGCAGTTAACGCGTCCAGAGTCTTTTGAGTCTCTGCAGCTTTAGCTCTGAGATTGTTGGCATCTGTTTGGAAGGTTGAAAATGTGTCTACATCTCCCAATGCCTTGGCAGCATCAGCTGACCGTTGATATGCATTAGCAAGTCTATTTATCTCAGCAACTTCATTTCTCAGCCCTTCAATTGTTGCGGCTGATCTCTGAAGTAAAGTATCTGTTGTTCCTGCATTGCCTTTGTCTAAGCTTTCACGTGCTTTCAGGTACTCTTCAAGTTGAGTGGTAAGTTCTTTCGCCTTATCAGTAGCAGTCTGTGCTCCTGATGAAAATAACCTGTATCCAACATAAGCACCAGCTAAGGCAAGACCAACTCTAAGTAGAGCACCTACTAATGGGCCTCCCAATAAAGTCGAGAAAGCCAATGCTATACTTCCTGCTGTTGCAATAGTCTGTGACAAACTTAAAATGGCTATTCTGACAGCCAGAATACCTAAGGCGGCTGCCTGCCAGAGTCTAGGTGCTAAGAGAGTAAGAAGAGCACCTGCACCTGCTCCAGCAATAGCAATAATCTTGTCCATGCTGACAGCTAAAAGGTCTAGTGAACCTGTTAGAGCCTGTACCCCTACCGAGAAAATTCTACTTGTGCCAAATGTCTTGTCAAATGCAATGAATACATCAATAGCAGAGTTTCCTAGTCTTACAAGGTCAGACTGTAAGCTTTGAACTTTTCTATCTGGATCAATGTTCATTGCCTTAAGCATTGCAGGTGCAAACTTAAGGAGGAACTCGTCAGTCATAACAGAGCCAGTTTTCAACAGCTTATCGAACTCTGCAGTAGTCAAATTCATTGACTTAGCAGCAGTTTCAAATGCACCTGGTAATGCGTTGCCTAACTGTTTACGAAGTTCTTCTGCACTAACAACACCCTTTGACATCATCTGCTCAAGGGCCAAAAGGACAGATTCCAAGGCTTGTGTGGATAGATGCATACCACCTGCAGCTTGAACAACCTGGTCGAAGGTTTGAGCAATTTCGGTTGATGTTAAGTTTGAGCCGGCAGCAGCTGCTTGAAACTTGGAAAACTGTTCAGCAACCAACAAGAAGCTAGTACCAGACTTATCTGCAACTTGACGCAGATGCTCTAATTGAAGTGCAGCTTCAGTAGAACTGCCTGTCATCTGAGTGAAACGTTGCTGAATGACATTGAGCTTGATTGCCGTGTCCACAGCACCTTGAGATGCTTTGAACAATGCATAGCCAATACCAGCCACCCCAACAATGAAGCCTGCGGTGGCTAAGTTGGAGCGGGTAAAGATCTGTGTTAAGGCAGTAACTCTTGCACCTAGCCCTGACAGAGGGCCGCTAGTGAGAGTTGCTGCACTTGACAAGTCTTTCATAAGCTCGGTAAACTTGGACACTTTTGCAGTAGGAAGTTCCTTGAACCCTTCAATTGCTCTTTTCATGGAAAGAAGATGTGCAGAACCACCTTGTGACTGAGAAAAGAATGGAGACTTTTGTCCTTGTAGTCCGTCAAGTACTTTGGCCATATTGTTGTAGTCATTCAATGCCCGACGTGAATTGGCAAGACTAGCAGCTAGTCCAGTTTGTGCACGTTGAAAGCTTAAGGCTCCCAACTCACCTGCAGTCATAGATCTCTGTAAACGTTGAAATGCTTGAGCGTTGCTGTCAATAAGTGCAGTAGGTGCCCCTGCATTACGAATCGCCTGATTTAAGTTCAGGGTCTTCTGTAATGCCGAGAGAGCCGCCGCCTCTTGACGCCGAAGTGCAGCCGCAGCCTGAGCCGCACCCTCAGCTGTTTGCTTGCAAGCTCTCTCGACTCGGTCCCCAAAGTTGATGATCGCTTGGGTAGACCTGTCTAGCCTGGAGGTATCTACCCCCAGTCCAAAATTGATATCTCCTAAGTTTAGAGCCACTGGCTACTATCTCCTAGGTGGTCTCTGCTGTGCCTTTTTCATTTCAGCGAACATGATCTTAAAGAATGCTCGCCAGTGACTGAACTCATCTAGGGACATAGCCAGTATATTGTCAACTGGCATGCCCAACTGGTGTGCTATATAGAAGCAATCGAACCAGAGGGCGTCCCCGGAGAGTTTTTTAGTGCTTTCTCCCCAAGAAAGTCGATGTCTGTGAGCTCAGCAATTGCTGTACTCAGACGTGTGAAGTCACCTCCAAATGGCATGTCCAGTAACGCACTTTGGTCGGCTTCATCAAAGATAAGCTCGTTTGTTCCTGGGACATATGCATATTTGATGACCATTTCAATCATCTGGGAAGCACGATCCGCATCAGGATCATTCTTCATCGCCAGGATTAATCTGACCGGTGGCTGATGGAGTTCGATCATTTGACCGAAGAACATAACTTCCTTAGTTTTAGGCTTACCAGTCTCGCCCGAGAAAATTTTTGCCCTGAGAGCGTCTCGAGCAGAGACGGAAGTGGTGGCTGCC